ACCTGTATTCAAAGAAATGTTAAAAGAAAAAGGTATTAAGACCCTTCAAACGGAAATACCTGCGGATAAATTAAAAGCAACACAAAAAGATTTAGTTGGAGCAAAAGTAATTGGTATGATGGGAGCTTTAGAAAAAGACCCTACTCATCCAAAAATTACTGCACCAATATATGTGAGTAGAGATGGGCATGTGATAGATGGACATCATAGATGGGCAGCAATTGTAGCATATAATGCAGCACATCCAGATGCACAAATACCAATGAAAACAACGGTATTGGATATGGATATTAAAGATGCAATCCCAATGGCGAATAAGTTTGCAGAAGATATGGGTATTGCAGCTAAGAAAGCAGATGCTAATAAAGAAGATGTACCATCAGAACCAACAAAAAGAGAACCTGCTAATGATGATCCTGAATCTAAAGCACAACAATTCAAAGGAAAATCATCCGGTGAAAATATCCAAACAATGGAAATGGAAGGTGGTGGATTCGTATATGGAACAAAGCACGGAAACACAGCAATGGTTGATGATATATTAGATGATGTTAAATCTAAGATACCAAAAGAAAGATGGAAAGATGTTGTATTCGTAGGTGAAGGTGGTGCAACCAATGATGATACAGGTGAGATAGAATTTAACGATGAAATGAAATATGCAGCTCCTAAATTTAAAGAATTTGGTGCGGAAATAGATACTTGGGATGGTGATGATATGGATGTACATAATAGCGAATCTAAATTATATCAAAAACAAAAAGAAAAAACAGGTCTTAATGATAATCAAATATTAGCGGGTAACTGGGCAAGTATGATTGGACAAGGTGAGGGTCAGGGTTTAGACCCAAATGATCCTGACAATAACATGAAAGCTGAAGATTATTTAGATGATGATGGTAAACAATTTTTACAAGACGCAGCTAAAGAAGCAGGATTACCTCCAATAGAAAATTTTGATAATCCAACAGGTGAAAAGCCAAGTGAACAAAATGGCTGGAAAGGAACAGGCGATAGAGGGACATTATATAGATTATCATTTCCAGACGATAATGGTGATAAACAAACAAAAATAAATGATATTCAAGTTGCATTTAATGATGCAAGGGATGAACATTTAATTGAAAAAAATAAACAATTAACGGCGCAAGGTAAAATACCTATTACTATTGCAGGTGAGAGTCATGTTGATTTGGTGGATAAAATGACGAGAAACGATAAAAAAGGAGCAGTAACTCCAACAGCATCGGCATCATCAACAACATCAACCCCTTCAACACCGACATCGGCACCAAAACTTACTGATAAGGTAAAACAAAAAATTTCAAATTGGACTGAAAAAGAAAAAGCATTCTTTGATAGAAATGAAGGCGCACCCGGTTCGAAAGAACGTAGAAGTTTGGGAGAGGCTTTAAAAGCAAAAGCGGCAGGTGCACTAAAAGCAATTAAGAAGGGGGTTAAGCATGAAGTTGAAGAATTCAAAGAAGCTGGTAAAGGAGTTCAAAACTTTTTTAGTGGTAAACCATTAAGTGAGAAGGAACAAAAAGCACTTAAAGCAGTTGCATTTAAAGTAGTAACCACTGCTGTATTCGGAGCTGCATTTGGTGGATTATCACATGGTGTTGCTGCATTTGGAAAGCACGTAGCAATGGAGTTTATACCTCACATTATTGGTGAGACAATTTTAAAGGGAGTTGGTAAAGCAGCTGTATTTGCCGATGCAGATGGTGAAGCTGAGACAGATGCAAACATATTAAAATTTACTGAAATGATTGCAAAAGGACTTGAAGAAATGGAAATTACTCCTGAAATGATGGAGCAGATGGTTGATTCATATAATCAAAAGAAAGAAAATGGTGAAGTTGATAGTGATACCACTACTACTGGTGTAAAAGCAGAACATTTACATTTAGTAGATGAGTTGATGTTGGAAATGATTTATGGTTTTATTGATGAAGTAAAAACAAAGTCTGGCAAATTTGCAGCAAGGAGTAAAGAAACAAATAAATTAGTTTACTTTGATACTCAGAAAGCTCAAAAGGATGCAGTTGATGCAGGAACACATACAGACCCAAAAGCTAAAACCAAAACAAATGAACCTGTTGCTGGAGCTGATTTATTTGGACAAGATTACAAAGATGCAAGAGGTGGTGGTGAAAAAAAGGATACTACAAAAAGTAAAAAAGTAAATTACGATAGTAGAGTAGATGGTGAAACATCTTCTAAAGTTGAACAAACATACAATACTGATTCTAAATTTAGTGAACCTGGTATGAAGCATGAGGATAGAGTTAAAAGATTGGAAGCTATGAAAGCAACAAAAATTAACAAAGTGGAAGTTGATGATGTTTACACAGCTATGGGAGTTGACAGAGGAACTACCAAATTCCCAGCAAAATATATGTCTGTTTTGACAAATGCATTAAACTTTGCAAAAGGAAAATTTACCATTACGGATTTAACTGATGCTGCGGGAGCTGGTACATTGGATTCTACATTGGGCGAATTGGTTACTTTGATGGGAGCAACTTTACAAGACCCAGCACAAAGAAAACAATTTTTTGATTGGGCAAGAGACCAAGTTAAGGCAGGTGGAAACAAATCGGCATTAACTATTGCATGGATTAATTCAGCACAGGATTCTTGTGAAGCATTTCACAGAAAACTTAAAAAAGATTGTCCTGGTGGACATGAAGTAAACACAAACTTCTGGGATATTCCATCGGAAGCTAAAGCAGCTGGTGTTAAAAATTATAAAAGAGATAAAGGTAAATCTACTGATATTAATACAATGGTAGATTGTATTGCTAAAGATGGTACTAGAACCCAAAAGTGGTTACAGCCATCTTTGAAAAAAAATAAAAAAGTAAACGGATTTAACTCTACAACTGGTAGGGTTTTTGCAACTACGGTATTACGTTGGGCTAGTCCTGAAGTAAAAACACAATATAGTGCATTGGGGGATGAATTGGATTCGTATGATGGTCTTGATGATAACGCACCTGCTGGTGAATATACAATTACTGATAAGAAAGGTAATGTAAGACCTATGACTATTAAAGAAAGAAAGAGTCAACTTAACCGAATGATGCGAGAAATTGAAAAAGATTTTGAAGATAAAATACCATCTGAAGCAAATCCAACACTAGCGGGAGAAAGACAAGCTAAGTTACATGAAGAAATGGAGAACGATAAAAAAGTTGTAGCTGAAAGGAATGATTTTTTAACAAAATATTTGGCTATGACTCCGGCTGAAAGAAAAAAAGTATGTGTACAAATCTCAAAAGATTTAAATCAAAAAGGTGATAAATACGCTATGGAGTTAATGGAAACTCTTGATGCTTTAGCAGAATTTGATTTAACAAATGCTGAAAACTTTAATTTGGCACTTGGAGAAATGGGTATTACAAACAAAAAAGATAGACGAAAATTAAATTCAGCGTTAATGAATGGGGTTATTAATACTGCTGGTAATAAGACTCAATCCGCAAAGTTTAAGGAAAAAATTACTAAAAATTCACATGACCATGCTAAAGCAGTATTGGAATATTTGATTAGTGATAATGAGAATAAAAAGGCTCTTCTAGAAAACATATCAACTCAATTTCCATTGAAAGACCTTATGGAAGGTAAAGAGTGGGCTATTTTAGGTGAAAAGGGTGGTGGTATTAACTTAGATAGAGATACTATTACTAAATGTTTAGGGGCTGATAAATTTGAAGATGTAGTTGAAAAACTGATAATTGTAGATTATAAGGGTGAACCAACATTAGCTTACGCAACAGATAATGGTAAACGAACAATACCTATTGGTGTAATTAATTGTAGACCTGATGGTATTATGTATGGTAGTACATGGAAACTTGAATTAAGTATTCATGAAGGATTCGCTGATTGTTGTAAGTCACATGATAAGTAAAAAATAACCCGTTTTTATCCTTCCTTTCCATTTTTAATATTTATAGTTAATTAAAAGAAAAGAGGATGAAGACACAGTTACTTTGTACATTTACAACAAAAGGAGAGTTACAAAATACTCTACAACAAATTAGAGAAACGTATCATATAGTGTATAATTACATTTATATTTTACAAAATAAGTCTAATTTGGATGAGTTGTTTATTACATATAATATAGATACAGCTTTCCAACCGGATACTCCATTAGAAAATACAATATTAATACATAGAAAGAAGGAATCTAATTCACTATACACTATTAATGCTCTTAACGAATTGGTTAAAGAGGAAAATGGTGGGGTATTAGATTCTTCGTTTGTCATTAATTGGCAAAAGTTTAAGAATTCAATCATACTAACAAATGCGGAAGGAACTAAGAAAATTCAGACAAGAGTTTTTGAAGTAATGTCATTTGGTGAGGCTGAAACAAATAACAATAAAAATAGTGAGGGATAATTAAAAATGTTTATACCAAATCATTTACATTTACTTGTAAAAGGATATATAAAAACCCCACCACAAACCGAAAACGTATTAAACGAATGGTTTAGACAATTAGTTACTAAAGTAGGAATGAAAGTGGTAGCAGGACCTACATCAGTTTATGTAAATGAGCCAGGTAACGAAGGAATAACTGGAACGGTAACCCTGGCAACATCGCATGCTAGTATTCATGTTTGGGATAATGAAAATCCAGCTATGTTTCAATTTGATTTATATAGTTGTTCGGATTTTACACCAACACAAGTATTAGACCATATTGATGAATGGTTTGAATTAAAAGAAGCCTATTGGCAGTTTATAGATAGAAATGGAAGTACCTTTGAATTAGTAAATTCTGGGAATTTCACAAAAAACAAATAATTTAAATACTAACATTATGATACTTAAAAAAGGAGACAACAACGAAAATGTTAAGTTGATGCAACAAAAGCTGGGAATTGAACCAGCAGTAACTAATTTTGGACCTAAAACTGAAGCAGCTGTAAAAGAGTGGCAAGCAAAGAATGGTTTAGTTGCGGATGGTATAGTAGGACCGGCAACTTGGGCAAAAATTATGGGAGAATCAACTCCAGTACCAGCAGCACCAGTTCAACCTGTGGCAAATGTTGGTGGATTGAAATTGGATAAATTGAGAGGACATATTCCTGATGCAGTTATCCAAATGATTCCTGATACGGCAGCTAAGTTCCAAATCAATACTCCATTGAGATTAGCACACTTCTTAGCACAATGCGGACATGAGAGTGGCGGATTTAGAGTAACACAAGAAAACCTAAACTATTCAGCTAAAGGATTGGCTGGTATCTTTAAGAAATATTTCCCAACTGAAGCAGCAGCAACTCCGTATGCTAGACAACCACAAAAGATTGCAAACAAAGTATATGCAAATCGTATGGCTAATGGTTCGGAAGCAAGTGGTGATGGCTATAAATTCAGAGGTAGAGGATATATCCAATTAACAGGTAGAGATAACTACACTCAATTCGGTAAAGCAATTGGTGAGGATATTGCATCAAATCCTGATAAGGTATCATCTCAATACGCATTATTATCAGCAGCTTGGTTCTGGTCTAAAAATGGATTGAACAAATTGGCAGATGGTGGAGCAGGTGATACTGTGGTAACATCTATTACTAAAAGAGTAAATGGTGGTACAATTGGGTTACCTGATAGAATTAAACATTTCAAAGAATATTATCATTTATTAGCCTAAAATTTGGTAATGTAAATAAAAATTCGTATATTTATAAAATATAATACAACATAAAATGGGAAATATAAGTTTAAAAAGACTATTTGAAGCTGAAGATTTCAAAGCTAAAAGTAAAGAGACTGGAAAATTAGTACACTTCAAATCAAAAGATGCATATCAAGCTGCATTAAAAGCTGGTACTCACGAAGACCCTAACGCTGAAAAAGGTGGAGTATCTAAAGCACCTGCAAAACCAAATGATATGTTTGGTGGGGATTATGCAAAAGATAGAGGTGGTGAAGCTCCAAACCAACCATCAGCTAACTTAACACCTGATTCTAAGATTGTTAAAGTACTTTCTAAAAAAACTGGAGTAAATGGTAGAGCATCAATTTCATGGGCTGAGCAAAATGGTGTTGATTTGGAAAAAATAGCTAGTGATGTGGAATCAAAAAAATTAAATCCGATGGATTTTATGACTGCTGTTGTGGGTGGTACTGGAAATAAATACGCTAAAGATATAATTGCAAAGTATTCTCAAGGTGGAGCATCTGCTAAAGCTGAACCAAATGATGGATTTGGTTGGGGACCTGAAACTGACAGAAAACCTGCTAGTTCACTTCCAAAGAAAGCATCTCAATTAAATTCCAAACATTCAAAGATGGTTCAAGATGTAGTAAATGCGGAAACAGGATTAAAAGGATATATTGATACTGATGATAATACCGGTGCATTTATGTATAATGCTGGTATAGGTGATACACCAACATACACATTATATTTTGGAAGTAATGATGATTATGGTAAGCCGGATGAGTTCAGAGTAACTTTAGAATCTACTTATGGTAATGACCCATCTGATTTAGAAGGTAAGATTGATAAATCTTTCAAATCAGCTGATGAAGCTATGACGTTTATGATAGCGGTTGCTAAGAAATATAAGAAAGAATTGGAAATGGATGATGAAGATACAAACGAATCAACGAAACTAACATCAATGATTAAAAAATAAAAAAAAGGGAGAAACTAAAAATTCTCCCTTTTTTATTTGGTATACTCGACTATTTTTCGTATATTTGTGTATATCCACAATCATATATAAATGCCAATAGCTCTACAAAATATACTTAAAAAAGATTTGGAATTCTGAATAATTTATCGTATATTTGTATTTCTATTATATTTATTAATGTAACGGAGGTGAAGGACACTCACCTAAATAAAACCATAAAACATAAACTCTTAAAACTTAAAAGACATGGCTATTAACTTAGACGCAATTAAGAGCAGACTTAACAAACTGCAAAACACCCAAAGAACAACTGTAGAACTTTGGAAACCAGCACCCGGTAAACACACAATCCGATTGGTGCCTTACAAATTCAATAAAGAAAATCCTTTTATTGAACTTTATTTTCACTACAACATTAACAACAAATCTTACTTATCTCCGATGAGTTTTGGTAGACCCGACCCTATTGTTGAGTTTGCTGATAAACTTAAAAGAATGGGTGACAAGGAAGATTGGAAAGCTGCAAAAAAGATGGAGCCGAAACTTAGAACTTTCGTACCAGTATTGGTAAGAGGTGAAGAAGGTGAAGGTGTTCGTTTTTGGGGCTTTGGAAAAACTGTATATCAAGAAATTCTTGGTTATATGGCAGATCCTGATTATGGTGATATTACAGACCCAAATGAAGGTAGAGATATTACTGTTGAAGTAGTATCGGCTGAAGACAGTGGTACTTCTTACCCTGTAACAACTATCCGTGTTAAACCAAAGGAAACTCCAATGGCAACTTCAAAAGAAGAAACGGATAAGTTTCTAAATTCCCAAAAGGAAATTACTGAACTTTATTCAGAATTAACTTATGCAGAATTGAAAAATGTATTAGAAGGTTGGTTAAATCCATCTGGAACTTCTGATGATGAGGTATCGGCATCTGCCCAAACCCTTTCATCAACGGCTAAAGATGAAGATGAAACACCATTCGATACAACCCCATCAAAACCAGCAACACCAGCACCAGCTCCTAAAAAAGTTGATGATGTGGCAGCAGCTTTTGATGACCTTTTCAATTCATAAAATAAATAAGTTAATATGGCGAAAGCAACTAAGGAAGTAGACTTAGCAGAAGTGCTAGCGGACTCCCTAAACAAACAAGCGAAAGACCAAAAGGTAGCATTCTTTTTGGACAACAATGACTCCCCTACAAACGTAGAAGGTTGGGTATCAACTGGAGCATCAATGTTGGATGTGGCAATCTCTAATAGACCTTATGGAGGTTTGCCTGTTGGTAGAATTACCGAAATTACTGGATTAGAACAAAGTGGTAAATCATTAGTATCAGCTCACTTACTTGCCGAAACACAAAAGTTAGGTGGTATCGCTGTATTGATTGACACGGAGAACGCCGTAAGTAGAGAATTCTTAGAAGCCATTGGAGTAGATACAACTAAATTACTTTATGTAGCAGCTGAGACTGTTGAACAATGTTTCGAATATACTGAAACTATTATCGAAAAGGTAAGAGTTGCATCGAAAGATAAGTATGTAACAATCGTTGTGGATTCAGTAGCAGCAGCATCAACTGAAAAGGAGATGGAAGCTGATTATGGTAAGGATGGTTACGCTACGGATAAAGCAATTATCATTTCCAAAGCAATGCGTAAAATCACAAATCTTATTGGTAGACAGAAAATCACTTTGGTTTTCACAAATCAATTAAGACAGAAGATGAACGCAATGCCATTCTCTGACCCTTGGACAACTTCTGGTGGTAAAGCAATCGCTTTCCATGCATCGGTTCGTTTAAGATTAAAGAGCATGGGAACGATTAAGGCGAAAGAAAATGGT